GGATCAACGGCACACACACTGTTTATGCTTTACCTAAATACGAGTTTATTGGCTTAGACGATGAGGGCGATTTAGTTCTTGACTCGAATGTGTCAATACCTAACCAGGTGTTGTTTTACGATGCCGACACTGATTTAGAACGCTCTGCAGCAATACCACCTGGCACGCTGACCTACACGCAAACCTGCACCTGGGTGACCAGCGCACAAGTGCAGTTATGGCTTGGCCTTACTAGCCCAAGCGCCGATGAGACAACCTTTTTGGCGCAGTGTGTTTCTGCCGGTAACCAGGTGGCCTATCGGCGTAGGCAAGAGGCATCGTATTTTGACAGCCTCAGCACCAGCCCATCTGGTGATGTAACCCTCGGCACAATAATGCTGTGTGGTGCCTATTTCAGACAACGTGGAAGCATCGATCAGTTTGCAAGCTTTGATGCAATGGGCCAAGCAATCACCACCAATGCGTTCACACCGATGGTGAAACAGTTGCTAGGTATTGATAGGCCTGCTGTTGCGTAATGGCTTACACAGACCTGTTTAATGAGGCCATAGACGACCTAGCCACCACGCTGGCCACGATTAGTGGCTTGCGAGTAGTGACAGACCCTCGGAACCTCAACAGCAATTGCTGCTTTATCGATGCACCAACCTTTGAGGCTTTCAACAACAAAATCGTGACGATGCGTTTTCCTGTGCGCGTCATCGGAATAGGCCCAGGCAACCTAGACACGCTCAGGCCGTTGCTAGCAATCGCAGCTGCACTACTCGATAAGAACGTGGCAGTGACTGATGGCAGGCCAGGGCTTGCCAGTATCGGTGGGCAAGAATTCCCTGCCTACGATCTACAAATATCCCTGCAGGCTGCATACCTATAATGCTCACCTGCCCTAGTAAAATCTGACATAATAAAAGCATCACTGGTGGCCGACAACACCTAACACCAAAGGACAGACATGGCCACCAGCACTACTACCTATCTCGCAAACCCAACAGTGACAATTACGCCTGCCACATCTGGCACCCTATTTGACGCAACCTCGGTAACTTCATCGGCCACACTCACAGTGGGCTACGATCCTTTGGAAAGCACCAGCTTTGGAGATACAGGTCATGTTTTTGTAAAGGGCTTGCAGGCTGTAGAAGTAACTCTGACTTGCTACGCCTACTACGGTGCAACCTCAGTTGAGGCCACCTTATTTGCTGCGCTTGGCTCAGGTACCTCAACAATCGTTATCTCACCTGCAGGCGCTACCGAGTCAGCCTCAAACCCTGAGTACACCATCTCAAACACAATGTTGTCATCGTTTACACCAATCACAGGCTCATACGGTGAGCTCTCAATGATTGAGGTAACTTTTACCGGTGGCACATTCGCACGCGACATTACATCGCCCTAAACCCTAAATAGAAAGCAGACCCGACATGCAACTAACCATGCTCGTAAACATCGGCTCGGGTGACTACACAGTTACCACGAACCTCTACACAATCGTCATGTGGGAGCGCAAATACAAGCGCAAAATCAGCCAAATACAAGATGGTGGCCTCGGTATTGAGGATCTGGCATACATGGCTCACGAGGCAAGCAAACAGCAAGGTGCAGTGACTGTGCCTCTAATGCTTGACGACTTCATCAAGCAGCTTGTCAATCTTGAGGTGATCGAGCAACCAGACGCAAACCCTACCGAGGTGGCACCTACCGACATTCCCTAGCAACACTGCTAGTCGAGTGTGGCTGGTGGCCACCACAAATAGAGTTTGATGTACCCGACCTGAACACCTGCATTAGTATTATCAATGAGCAGAGGAAAAAGGCGAAATGAGCGTTACAGGTAGCATTGAGATTTACGGCCTAAAGGCAGCGCTAGCTGAACTGCAAAAGGTAGATAGCAAAACCAAGTTCAAGGCTGTGAACCAAATAAAAGCCAGTGGTGCCGAGATGGTCAATCGCGTAGCACAGCGTTACCCAAACAGGCCACCCCTGTCAGGTATGCGCCCACGCAAAACAGGCAATGGCCGTTTGGTTTATGACCCTGCAAAAGTGCGTAAGGGTGTAACCATTCAGGTGGGTGGCCGTATTCAGCGTGGCTCATATCCTTTAGTAACAATTATCCAGAAAGATGCTGCCGGTGCAATCTTTGACATGGCAGGCCTACGTGGCGATCAAGGTCAATTCTCTGAGTACCTCACCACGGCTTACGGCCCTGCCCAGCGTGGTATGTGGCGACAGCGTGAATACATTTATGGCCAAGCCACCAAAGACATTTTGCAGGCCATTGAGCAAGTGCTCAACCAGGTGAACAGGACACTCGGCTAATGGCTGTTTACATACCAATCGTGAGCGAGTTCAACTCGAAAGGAATTGATCGCGCAGTCAAGGAATTTCAAAGCCTCGGCACAGTGGGAGCCAAGGCAAATTTCGCCCTCAAGAAAGCAGCGCTACCTGCAGCTGCAGCTGTGGCTGGTTTAGCCGTTGCCCTCGGTGACGCTACAAAGGCAGCAATCGAGGACGCTGCATCACAGGCTGAATTGTCACGCCAACTAAAAGCAACCACTGGTGCTACCGATGCACAGGTGGCTGGTGTTGAGGATTTTATTTCTGCACAGGGCAGGTTGCTAGGCGTAACCGATGATGAGCTTCGCCCTGCTTTGGCTGGCCTTGTTCGCGCTACGGGCTCGGTCAGCCATGCGCAAGAATTGGCAAGTGCAGCAATGGACATTGCAGCGCAAAAAGGGCTGCCATTGGCGACAGTCACAAAAACTTTAGAAAAGGCTTACGGTGGCAACCTTAAAGCGTTAGCCAAGTTGGCACCCGAGTACCGACAGATGATCGAGGACGGTGCATCGTTTGAGGATGTCATGTACGCCATCGGCACAGCCACAGGTGGCGCTGCATCGACAGCTGCAAACACTGCCCAGGGGCAATTCAAGCGCCTCAGCATCAGCCTGCAAGAAACCAAAGAATCAATAGGCGCTGCACTTATGCCAGCAATCCAGGCTGTACTGCCGGTATTGGCTGCGCTAGGCAATTTTGCTAGTGAAAACACCACAGCATTTTTGGCTGTGGCTGGTGTTATCGGCACGCTTGCTGGCATCATTCTTGCTTATAACGCCTACCTGAAATTGCAGGCTGCATACACCATCGCAGCGACAGTTGCCCAGGCTGCTTTCAACCTTGTTATGTCTGCAAACCCCATTGCACTTATGGTTATTGCTATTGCTGCTTTAGTGGCTGGCCTTGTGCTGGCCTACAAAAAGTTTGAGGGCTTTCGCAACATTGTGGACAGCATTTTTAGTGTCATCAATACCGTGGTCACTTCTAGCATTGGCGTAATCAAAAGCTACTTCGAGACTCTGCTCGGTTTCTATAAAGGCATTTTCAACGGCATCGCTACCCTCTGGAATAACACCATCGGCAAGTTGTCGTTCAAGGTTCCCAGCTGGGTGCCTGGCCTTGGTGGCAAGGGCTTCGATGTGCCTAACATTCCAATGCTGGCTGAGGGTGGCATTGTCAATACGCCAGGTGGAATGCTTGCCATGATTGGCGAGAAAGGCCCCGAGGCTGTAATCCCTCTTGACCGTATGGGCCAGATGGGTGGCAACAATGTGACTATCAATGTAAACGGTGGCGACCCTAACGCAGTGGTGCAGGCACTACGCACCTACATGAGGCAGAACGGCAGTGTGCCTATTAAGATAAGTAACGCCTACTAATGCCTTTGCTATACACGGCTTACTATTCAACAGACGGCTCGACATGGACAGCCATTACTAATGTTCAAAACATTACGATCAATACAGGCCGTCAAAGAATGCTTGACCAATACAACGCGTCAAGCGCTGGCATTACCTTGCGATACCCGACAGGCTATGCCAGCCCTATTACAGCCTTAGTCCCAGGCACATACATAAAGATTGACACGCCAACAACAGACCCCACATACGCTGCTTATTATGGCCAAATAAAAGATGTAAGCGCCAGCTATGGAATACCGTATGCCGGTGGCGTAGGCAATGCTGACTATCTTGACATTATGGTTGAGGGCTTTTTTGCTACAGCTTCACGCATGGCAGGGCAAGGTTACGCAATGGCTGCGAACACTGTTGATAATCAACTACTTGACATGTTCACTGAGACCGGCATCAGCGTTATTAGTAGTTTTTCCCCGAGCATGGCAGCGACAACATTGAACTCGACCTGGGGCGATTGGCTCAACTCAGTAATGGTCACTATAAATGGTCGCCTAGTGGACTCGGTGAATGTGGACAGCATTGAAATAAAAGGCCCATACAACTCATCTACTTGCACAGTGGCTTTTTCAGACACAGCCAACAACGCCACTAACCAGGTGTATGACCAGGCGAACTTCAGCGCCTATTCAGACAACTTTTACACTCAGGTCAGTGTTGATCCTGAAAGCTTTAGCCCACAAACAGTTACTAAAGCAGGGGCCACAGTGCCTTACCGTACTTACACGGTAAACACCCTTTCTGCTTCTACTGGTCAAGCAACTGACCAGGCAAACTTTTTGTTGAGTCAGTACGATACGCAAGAGTTTGCACTGACAAGTGTTTCTTGTTTGGCTGAGGCACAACAATCGTTCAAACTTGATCGTATGGGTGTGGCTTTGTTTGCTTATTTGGTTGGCTCTCGCGTGAGTGTGGTTTTTCGTGGCACTACTTATTATTCAATTATTGAGGGTGTCACTGTTACAGCTACGCCTGAGTCAAGCCGATACACCTATTACCTTTCTGGGCAGGATTTGAACAACTACCTAATACTCAATAACACGGTGTTCGGCAAGCTCGATAACAACAAGTTAGGATACTAAACATGGCTATAAAGACTTTTACGACTGGTGAGGTGCTCACAGCAAGCGACACAAACACCTACCTAGCCAACTCTGGGCTGGTGTTTGTAGCCAGCACCACATTTAGTGCTTCTACAGGCGTGGAAATGTCTAACTGCTTTACAAGCACTTACGACAACTATGAAGTACATACCACGCTTTACGGCAGTGCTACAACCAACACAGTGTTTCAACTTATGACAGGCACAAACACCAAAGACACGAGCGCTGTCTATGAGCGTGTCGGCTGGTATTGGACGACTGCTTTTACAAACTTCAACGGCACTGGTGGCACGAGTTGGTTCAACGCAAACCACGGCACAACAGCAGCGCAATACAGCAACTCACAAACAACGATTTTTCGACCTAATGTTTCAAGTGTTCGCACCGAGTCAAGAGGCAATTCATACGCAGGCGATAGTGGCCTCATTACTTACGCAAACCAGTTTGTAACGACCACTACGGCTTACACAGGGATTTATCTTGCCCCAGCATCAGGCAACATCACCGGCACTATCACTATTTTTGGATACAGGAAACCATGAGCGACCCAAAACCCACTATCCACCAATACGACTGCCTAACAGGCGAGACAACTGAAAGAGAGATGACCAATGAAGAAATTGCTTCTATCCCTAAGCCTTTTATCTTGCCTAGCCCTGACTAGTTGCTCAGACCGTACAAGAGTGAACTGCGAACGCATCAAAAACAAAGCCCCCGAAACCATCGGAACACAAACACAAATAGGAGGAGGACGCTGTGCGTAAAGAAAGAATGACAAACGAAGAAATTAAAGCACGCATTACTCTTTTTGTTGCAGCTGGACTCACGCTCTCATTCGTCATGGCCATTGCATCACTGATCTACGGCTTGCTGTTCGTTACTCAACCACTCGACCAAGCACCCAACGATGCTGAAGCATGGGCAGTACTCTCACCCATGCTCATGACCCTCGCAGGTGGCCTCATCGGCGTACTTGCAGGCAACGGCTTGAAAGACAAACCGAAAGACCCACCAGCACCATGACACGCAAATACCCCTACTATCCAGTGACCGAACCAGGCAAAGGCAAACTGCCAGGCACCGAGAAGTTTATGGATCTATGCAAACGGCGCTACCCATCATTTACCAATTTGGGCACCTGGGTAGTGCGCAACATGCGAGGCAAAAAAACCTTGTCTGTGCACAGCCTTGGAGTTGCAGGTGATGTTGGATATCCACCGACACGCGCAGGTCGTGCAGACGCTAAAGAGCTGTGGGATTGGCTCATTGAACATTCCGAAGCCATTGGTTTAGTCGAGCTGCATGATTACAAATATGGCGAGTTTGGCCGTGGCTATCGCTGTTCCAGGGGCGAAGGCGTAAAAGGCGTAAAGGTCTATGCCAACGCTGAGGAAAGCGCCGGTACAGGTGGGTGCTGGTTACATTATGAGCTTGAGATGGACATGGCTAAAGACGCGAAAGCTATCGAGGCAGCGTGGCGAGCCTTGCCAAAACCAGCCAAACCGTAGGTATCCACCAATAGCAATTTGTTTTTGCTATGGTAAAAAAACCAACTACCAAAGGGAGCACCGACATGCTTTTTACAGACCTACCACTATTCAGAACTACAGACCCTGAAACCAGCAGGCAAATTAAGCCTCTACGAGTAGGAAGCCACCGAGCCATACTGCTTAGCCAGTATTACTACGCCACGCTAGGCCTGACCGATGAGGAAGCAGGCGCTCGAGCCGTCCTAGACGGTCACGACATAAAGGGCTACTGGAAGCGCTGCAGCGATTTACGCACACTGGGACTAATTCAGGACACAGGCGCGCGTAGAGCGCTCCTGAGTGGCTCTCAGGGCATTGTGTGTGCAATCACCCAGCAAGGCATAGACGCTGTAAAGGCCATGTCATGAGCACCGATGCTGTTTTCTGGTGGTCAAGCCTTTTTGGCTTTGCCTGTGGCGTAGGCGTAACCTGCATACTCTTAGCCTGGTGGAACCACCGGTGAGCCAAAAGCCAAAGGTGTACACCTACATACCGTTAGTATCGGCAAACAGGAAATTACTAGTAC